GACGGCGGTAAAACCAAAACCGGAAAGCTGTTCTTCCGAAGTCCCGCACGAGGGATTATCAACATTCGGAACCCATACGAGCTGTCGCTTCTGCAGAGGTATATTGCAATCGGTAACGCAGCTACCGAGGTTATGTATGAAGCCGAAACCGCTATGCTTAATTACTACTTGGTTGTCCCTGTAGCTGGAGCGACCGTCGTAGACACATCGTTCCTAACAAAGGTAGTTCAGGACCAGTTGACTATCGTTGGTAAATCGCTATCCGTTTCGACCAAGCTGGATGATGCAACTATCAAAGCCATTTCAAACGCAGTGAACGCCGAGTTCGCCAAGCGTATCGCGGCATAACAATTCCAAATATAAGTGGAGACTCCTCGATGGGTCACCAGGCCGTAGACCAAATTGGGTTTCATCATCCCACTCCTTTCAAGAGCGGTCTGGTGATTCATCAAGGAGTCTCCACTTATAATCAATTCGCCGGAGGTGATAACAATGGCGGCAAATAAAGAACCGGTGTCTAACCGACCCAGACGGCCGCCGGCGACTACGCCACAGGCTCGTGAAAATCAAATGGTCGCTCTTGCGTACGATCTTGCCGAAAAACAAATGCGAGACGGGTCGGCATCGTCTCAGGTAATGTCTCAGTTTTTAAAACTGGGGACAATGCAGCACAAGTTGGAGTTGGAAGAACTTCGACAAAAGAATCTTCTTGCCGAAGCAAGAATTAAAAGCATGGCATCTAGCGACAACATTGAAAAGATGTATGGTGATGCTATGAAAGCATTTAGTTCCTATCAAGGAAATGATGAGTCTTATGAGGATTAAAACATATTCGGAATTACAGAATCTGTCTACTTTCGAAGAGCGATACGACTATCTAAAATTAGATGGTAGCGTTGGATCGACAACCTTTGGATATGACCGATATTTGAATCAGACTTTTTACACATCTACTCAGTGGAAACAAGTTCGAACTCATGTGATTGCTAGAGACTCCGCAACAGATCTTGGTGTGCGAGGTCACGATATTTTTGATCGAGTTATTGTACATCATATGAACCCAATGACGGTCGAAGATTTTGTAGAAGATCGATACTCAAGACTAAATCCAGAGTTTTTAATCTGCACCACACACGACACCCACAACGCAATACACTATGGCGATCGTTCGCTTTTGAGGCAGCCTTTTGTAGAGCGGCGTCCGGGAGATACGAAACTGTGGTAGAAAAAGGAGCTTTGGCATGGACATTTCAGTAAGTGACATTGTTTTATATAGACTGACCCAACCAAACGTCGATGCTATAAACAAGCGTCGAAATGATGCACTTAAACATCGAAACAAAACCTGGTCCGAAGAACTCTTATCTCCTTCTATTGATAATGGTTATCAGTCCCATGTTGGAAATTCGGTTCTTGTTGGAGATGTCTATCCTCTTTTGGTTGTCCGGGTTTGGGCAGAAAATCGAATCAATGGTCAAGTTTGGCTTGACGGAAATGACACTCTTTGGGTCACCAGCGTACCTGAAGTGCTTGTCGAAAACCCAAGTTCCATACCAAATGGTTTTTGGTACTACCCCCCAACTAAAGGTTAGTCATGCCAGAAGTAGACATACAGACCAGTATCCTTGGCAATATTAAAAAAGTATTGGGTTTTGATCTAGAAGACGAGTCGTTTGATGCGGATATTATAATGCATCTTAACTCGACTTTTTCGACTCTAAATCAATTGGGGGTTGGTCCCGAATATGGCTTCGAAATTCAAGACGCCACCCCTACCTGGTCCGACTATCTAGATACGTCTTCTAACCTTAACATGGTTAAGTCCTATATGTATTTAAAAGTTCGATTGGCGTTTGATCCGCCTCAAAACTCTTTTGGTATTAACGCCATAAAAGATCAGATAGTGGAATATGAATGGCGACTGACCGTTCAAGTTGATCGAAATCGAACTTAAAAAGAGAGGAGACACCATGGATATTAAGATGGACAAAGTAACCAATTTTCTAGCACATTATGGAAAGCTTGGAATGCGTTGGGGAAAACGATCAAGCTCTCGAAATTCAAAAGACTCTGGGGAAAAGCCAAAGACGTCTAGTGACCACGATGAATCTAGAGTTATAAAGAGAAAACCGCTTTCTTCAATGTCTAATGCCGAGCTTAAAGCCTACACTACTCGGATGGGTTTGGAGAAACAGTATCACGCTCTTAATCCAAGTCAGCTCGCCCGAGGTAAAGCTCGCCTCGATACCGTTCTTATGGTGGGCAAATCGGTCAATAGTGCTATTGAGTTTATGAATAGCCCTGCCGGAACAAAAATTAAGAAAGCAATTGCGGATCAACGAACGGTTTCTGCGGCTAATGCTGTAGCTAATGCAGCATCAAAGGCAACGACATAGCAAAATAGAAAGGAGGATTGGCGATGGGGTTATCTAACACGGCAACACCTAAGTATTACGGTCTGTTTCGCGATAAAGTGATGCGCGGCGAAATTCCAGTAAGCGTAGAGATTGCTCAAGAGATGAATCGGATTGATGACAACATCGAAAATCCAAATTTTTATTACGATATTAATGCGGTCGAGGGATTTATTAAGTATTGTGAAAGCGAACTTACTCTTACGGATGGTACCGATCTAAAACTTCTAGATTCATTTAAACTCTGGGCTGAACAAATATTTGGCTGGTTTTACTTTGATGAGAGAAGCGTTTACGAAATGGATGAAGATGGGCTTGACGGCCGCTTTGTCCGAAAAATGGTAAAAAAGCGTCTGATCAAAAAACAGTATTTGATTGTTGCTCGTGGCGCAGCAAAATCTATGTACGCCGAGTGTATCCAAAGTTACTTCTTGAACGTAGATACATCGACGACACATCAGATAACCACTGCTCCAACAATGAAGCAAGCGGACGAAGTAATGTCTCCGTTTCGAACTGCGATCACTAGAGCGCGAGGTCCGCTATTTAAGTTCTTGACAGAGGGCTCTCTCCAGAACACAACCGGGTCTAGAGCCAACCGAGTCAAGCTTGCATCCACTAAAAAGGGTATTGAGAACCTTCTTACCAATTCCTTACTCGAAGTTCGCCCAATGAAAATCGATAAACTTCAAGGGCTACGCCCTAAGATCGCAACAATTGACGAATGGCTCTCTGGCGACATTACAGAGGACGTGGTTGGCGCTATCGAGCAAGGCGCCTCTAAGTTGGACGAATACCTCATTCTCGCAATTTCATCAGAAGGAACGGTTCGTAACGGTAGTGGTGACACTATCAAAATGGAACTAAAAAAGATTCTTAAGGGTGATTATATAAACCCGCATGTTTCGATTTTTCATTACAAACTAGATGATGTCGAAGAAGTAAATGACCATAGAGCATGGCCAAAAGCTCAACCAAATATTGGCATAACGGTTTCTTATGAGACATACAATCTGGACGTAGAACGCGCTGAACAAAACCCGGCCACCCGGAACGACATCCTTGCAAAGCGGTTCGGCCTTCCTATGGAAGGGTATACGTACTTCTTTACATACGAGGAAACCGAAGTGCATCGTCCTAGAAACTTTTGGAGAATGCCGTGCGCCATGGGAGCCGACCTTTCGCAAGGTGATGACTTTTGTGCTTTTACTTTCTTGTTCCCTCTTGCTTCGGGAGAATTTGGCGTTAAAACTAGAAGCTATATCACAGGACTTACGCTTAAAAAACTCCCCGGAGCCATGCGTTTGAAGTATGATGAGTTTCTTAAAGAAGGAAGTCTCCAAGTAATGGAGAGCGGAACCGTGCTAGACATGATGGAAGTATATGATGATCTAGATGCTCACATCGAAAAGTCTCAGTATGACGTGTCCGCTTTTGGTTATGACCCGTACAACGCTTCCGAATTTGTAAAGCGTTGGGAACGTGAAAACGGTCCATACGGAGTTATTAAAGTAATTCAGGGTGCCAAAACGGAATCGGTTCCGCTTGGCGAATTGAAAATCCTTAGCAATAACCGGCTTCTACTTTTCGACGAGTACTTAATGATGTTTGCTATGGGTAATGCTATTACCTTGGAAGACACCAACGGTAACCGTAAACTTCTTAAAAAGCGCCAAGATCAAAAGATCGACAATGTTTCTGCTTTGATGGACGCGTATGTTGCCTATAAAGCCCACAAAGAACTATTCGAATGACCAAACAAAGAAAGGAGGTGAGCCATGGCAACTTTCGTAAACCAACTAAAACACGCATGGAAAGCTTTTGTTCGGGATCCAGACGACGATAGAATTCAAGCATATAGTGGATATGGTGGTGGATACGGCGGCAGTTCTGGGAATCGTCCCGATCGACAGCGTCGAAACCTTTCAAACGAACGGTCAATTGTTTCATCTATCTATACCAGAATTGGTATTGATGCCGCCTCGATAGATCTCAAGCACGTTAAGCTAGATGAAAATGACAGATTTCTAGAAGACATGAAATCGGGTCTAAATAATTGTCTCACTCTTGAGGCCAACATCGATCAAGGGGCTCGACATTTTAAACAAGACATCGTAGCAACCATGTGCGATAAGGGTGTCATAGCCATC